GGTACGACTGTCCGAGATTTGCCAAAACTGCCATGGAGTTGGCCAGCCGTATTGCATATATAAGTTTTCTAGTATGGCAATATCAAATACCGGACCCTGTGCCCAGATGTTGTTGGTACCCACTAGGAAACGATTCAACTGTCGATACATTTCTTCTACAGGAACACGTCCTTCGGTGCCCAGGGCTTCTTCACGCACTTCTTCGTTTTGTTGAGCCCACCAGGCCAGGGTATCTTCCTGCACTTCACGGCCACGAGCAATTTGCTCGTCAACATCGGGACGGATATACAGGCCCGGTCCGGGCTCTTGGGTATCATACGGATTGAATTTAACTGCACCCAAGGTAAGAATCACACAACCGGGTTGTGTTCCCAGGGTTTCTAAATCAAGCATCACGTCCATGCTTGTATTATACGCTATTATTTAGATTGTGTCAAGAGCTTATGACTTTCGGCGGCCACAACTCGTTTGCGTAGACTACTGCTAGAGAAGCTATGATCTCGGCTGTTGAACACATGCTCAATTTGAAGACCGTGCCCCTCAGATCTGCCGGTAAAGTTGGTGTCTTCGTACTCACTTCCCAAGATACGCACATCAATGGGCAATGTTAAAATCAAATCCACCAAGTCTTCTTCTGTGGTATATACAACGATTTCGTCTACAAAGCGACAAGCACTCAATTGTATTTGTCGTTCCACAATGCTCTGCACCGGGGGATTTTTTGTGTCGGGGCGATCAATGCTGGCATCGGTCTGTAGACCAGCAATTAGGTAATCGCAATGATTTTTGGCTTCGGCCAGCATGGCAATGTGTCCGGCATGTAGCAGGTCAAATTGACTGAAAGTGATGCCGATTTTTTTGCCTTGGGCTTTGAGGTCTTTGATGTGGTTGAATATCATACTTCGGGTTCTAGTTTAACTTGTAATGGGAATCCATGTTGTCGTGCCAGCAATGTTACTTCGACGCCTTTTTGTTCGGCAATTTCGTATGGCAATACTGCAACCACTGCCGATCCTTCTTCGTGTATTCGATGTGTAATGGCTTCGGCACCACTGTTGTCATAGTTAAAAACATTTTTGAGAGTTTCAACTACAAACTCCATGGTGGTGGTTTGATCATTGATATAGATCACACGGAACTGACTGGGTTCTTTGATTTTTAAATTTGGCTCGATTTTTACACGAGTATCTACTGCTGTATCTGTCATAGTCTATTCTATTAAACAGGGAGGGTGATTCCTCCCTGTTGATTACATTATATTACTTTGTGTAAGTGATTGCAATCTTTTTGGGCTTGTCCTCTTCGGGTACTATTTGCTCTAATGCAATAGCAAGAATACCGTTCTTGACTGTGGCCCCACGAACTTCAATGTGTTCGGCCAAAGGAAATGTGCGAACAAAGTTGCGAGCACTGATACCTCGGTGTAGGTATTCAACTTCTTCTTCAGCCTTGGCCTTGTCGCCTCGAACTGTCAAGATGTTGTCCTTTAGTTCCACATCAATTTCGCTTTGAGCAAAGCCGGCCACTGCCAACTCGATCACATAATGTGTATCGTCAAGTCGGACCACATTGTGTGGAGGATAGTTGCCGTCGCTTTTGCTGTTGGCGAAAGTGCGATTTAACTGCTCAAACAGGGTGTCAAAGCCAATGGCATGACGATGTAGGCTAGGTAAATCAAGGGTGTGAAGTGTGAATTGTGTCATATTATATCTCCTTTAATAAGCAAGTTATGACTTTGTAGTGTAGCCCGACCATCGGCGCTACATGTTTATTTATTATACTTAAAAAATTTTTTAAGTCAAATTGTTTGGATTAATATTCAGCTAGTGTGTGGAAATTTGGTTCCAAAAGATCATGAATATCTTTGGTGTTACTGGGCAATGTTTCAAGTCCGTACCCCTTGATGCTCAAATTGTGTCGGTACAACAATTCATTAAGTATCGCGGCTTCTCTTAAAATGTCTATTTGATACCTACTGATATCATAATCTACACCAGCAACAATACCTTTTATAATCTTTTTAAAATCTCGATTCCATATCACTACGTCGTATACAGATTGTTTCCATTCTTCATAGATCGCAAGCCAATTGTCAAATCTGGATTCATCAATTTCGTTTCCAATGAATTCAAATACCGATTTGATGGCAGTATCCAAATTTTCATATATGTCCGAGTAGGTCAATTTGGCATGATCAAGGCTTGATAGGTCATATGCTTCTTCGGTATTAAGGGTCACAAAAGGTCTAAAATTTATACCAATATGTTCTCTTCGATCCCACGGAGTATTAATGACATCTTCCCAATTGGTTTTTGAGTCTGCGAAATATGTTTCCATAAAATCATCTAATGCGAACTCTTGCTCTTTGTTCAATTTGTTTTTGTATAGGGTTGGTTCACCGAATGTGCCAACAACAAGAACTTTGTCACATTCGGATCGCATCAAATCAACCACTTCGGTGTTTAAGGTATTATCGGCATGAAGTCTGGTAGCAATAATTCTTAAACCATCATGGTCTGACGCACGTTTCAACGATGCAACTTGTTCTGTAAATTCTTCAATTGATCCTGACCCATCAAATTCAACTTCAATGATACATTTTGCGGTTTGCATGGTTCTATCAACGGGATCATCGGCCACATCAAACCAATAGTCAAATCCATGATAATAATAGTGTGATTGACCATTTAGGTAATACAAGGTCCAAATTAGGATACTGATGTCAAGGCTATCATCGACGATTAAGCCAATTAGTTTTGAATTCATTGGAAGTCTCCTTTAATAGAGTTTCGGTGGGAGTTGTTGATCGCGAAGTTTTTTGCGCCAACGTGATTGGGCCGCACCTTTTTTGCGTTTACGCTCGGTGGTGGGTTTTTCGTAGAACTGTCGACTCTTCAGATCTTCTAACAGTCCTGAATCGACTATTTTCTTTTTAAATTTACGTAATGCTTTGTCAACTTGGTCATTTTGAACTATAACTGCACAACCTCTGACAAATCTAGGTTTTTGATAACTCATATTGTTATTTACTCGATTTAATTGTTTTCTGATTTTTTCAGATATTCTGCAATTTGTTCACGCTCGACATCTGTTAATTCTTCAACATCATACTCGCCGGTGGAAATCTTATTCACCAGGTGTTTGATGTATTGCTCGTCGTATGCCAGTACTTCTGACACACTCTCAACTTCGATCCACTTGGTTCCGTTGTACTTGTACTGTCTATTGGGCAAGAAGTCGGTACGCAAGTACATGTCACCTTTATCGGGGGTCACAGGGAACTCGGTGCCAAATTCGGCCTTGGCTGGCTGTGCCAGGGAAGGATGATTGTCGGCCAGAGCTGACAATTCTGGGTGCTGAATCTTGAACGATTCTATACCATAACTTTTGCCCTGATAGTGAATGTGATCACTGTCTTCGATATAGTGTACGCCCGAGTTTGGTTCAGGTTGTTCTTCAGCCAAATCACGTTTGTCGTTGTTGGTAACTAGACGTTCGTCATCATAGGCATGTAGAGCCGCCAGTTCTGTTTCTGTAAAAGCACGAACTTCCGATTCTGCAGGTGGTACTATGGCCATTGCGGCCGTGTCTTCCATGATGGTGTGTTCACTTTTTTCTGGTTTAAACACCTGGGGCAACAGATTTTTAAAATGCACAAACGGATTGGTCAGATACGGGTGTCGTTCTGCAAACGATAGTTCGGGTTCTCCTTCTGGGGCGATTTCTTCCTCAGCCTGCGTATGTTTGTTCACCTCGACAGGTGTCGTTTCCTCCCGAATTTCGCTATTTTCTTGTTCGGCCTTGGCCCAGCGTATGCTCTGCTGTGCGGCCAAAATCAGTACCAACGCAAGTGGGTCAAACACTGCCACAATGATCATTATGACCAGGCGTACTGCTTTTTCCAGTATGCTGTTGTCGGGATTGTCACCATACACCAAGGCCGCAATGTATTTTATTGGACCGACTTCGCTCTCGATCTTGCGATTCTCTGCCGCCAAAGGAGCCCGTTCTTCATTGAGCGCACCAATTTTTTTCTGTTCGGTTTCGATGTCGGCAAGTAATCGCTGGCGCTCTTTTTGTTGCCCCCGACGAATCGCAACGGCTTTATCGGCACCTTTTTCATCATCCGAACGTGCCATAACTTGGTCGACTGCATCATCCATTTGTTTAAGAGCTTTGCGGTCAGCATCAATATTGTCCCTTGCTACTTTGATTTTTTCATCATAAATGGCCACCCGGGCCATTGAGTCACCACTTACCAGGCTTTGATCCGAATGTGCCTTGCTTAAGAATCCAAAGATGCCCATGCTAGTGAGCAACATCAGGAATGCCACCGCCGGAACAAGATAGAACTTGTATATGATGCTGGCTCGTTCCCAATTCATCTTGAGCCATACCGCGGCAGTGACTTTGCCCACTTCCAAACTGGCGCCCATGATCATGATTGGTATCACAGCGGCTGAAAAA